TCAGTTTGCTGGTGACAGCTACTTTGAACTTGGTGACTTTATCCCAACGATTAATCAAATCTTTAACGAAATCGGTCTGTGTGGCGTAGTGTCATACGATGCTGAGATAGCAAGCCGTACAATCACAGACGTAGATGATGGCACTAGCATCGTTATCACTTCGCCAATGGCTGACGCTAACCTTAAGGGTTGTCATCCTATCCAGAATCTTGGTGCAGTAGAGACATACACAAGACGCTACCTGTGGGTTACAGCAATGGAAATCGTTGAGCATGATGCTCTGGATTCTTCTGCTCCACTCAAGGAAGAAAAGAAAGCACCAGTTATTGCACCAGCGCAAGGAATACGAGATGAGTTACCTATTGAAGAACTTAGGTATCTCGATGAATTAGCAGTTGAGTTGATTGCTATGTGTGAGAAAGACCCAAAGGAAGCTTGGGTTAGGTTGGAGAAAGAGAACTTAGAGGCTGACCAAAAAGTCGCTCTATGGACTTTGATGCCAAGTAATGTAAGAAGCGCAATTAAGAAAGCGAAAGGTTAATTATGGAATATAACAATGAAAATCGTGGTGCGTTATGGAAGAACGACCGCAGAGATGATGAGAAATTTCCGCACTACAAGGGGTCACTCAATGTAGAAGGTGTAGATTTCTGGATTAGTGCGTGGATTAAAGAAGGAAAGGACGGCTCTAAATTTATGTCCTTGTCTATCAAAGCCAAAGACCAGAAGGAAGCCAAAACACCTGTAAAGCGTTCACCAAGAGATGACTTTGAGGACGCACCTTTTTAATTTACGAAACCGAAAGCGGATACTGGTGAACAACGTCCAGCCAAGTGATTTAGTTCATGCGGTGAGTCCCCACCAGACGCAGCGAGTAGGTTTCACCATTTATGGGCGAAAGTGGCTAGAAATAGCGGACGAACATGAGTAGCCCACCCAATCAAATGCGAAACTCTCTGGCAAGTCATACAGACTTCCGAGATTTCGCAGGGTTGATTCCTAGTAACTCGTATTTCTTGCCTAGCAACATAGACATGATTTGCGAAAGACGAGGCTATTTCTTAATTGGTGAATGGAAAAAGCCAAACGAGAAAATAGCCAAAGGCCAAGAGCTACTGCTTAGAGCTTTTGCACAAGTACCTAAATTTACTGTGATTATCATTATTGGTAACACAGATATGCAGCAAACAGAAGTTGGAGATGTATTTCAAGTTCCTCCGTTTGGCACTTGCAAAAAGCTAGGTACTGGTCTTGATTTCCTCAAAGACTTTTATGTCATGTGGTACGACTTTGCAAATCAGAAAGGATGAATAATGATGCCAACAGCAAAGTTACGTTTTATAGAACGTGACAGCTATTCTCATAATGGTGAAGTCTTTAGACATCCACATAAAGAAACTATTCTTCAGCAATGGTGGGAAGAACCAAACATCTTGGAAACATCTCGCCAAACAGATGAAAGAGGACAGCCCTACATCAGCTACAAATACAAAGGTGAATGGCGTGATGTTCAATTAGAAAAGGAAAACACATGAGTTATGCAAATGTAGAAATGCGAATAATTCAATGGGCAGAAGCTCGTAAGATTATTCCTAATAGCACTCCAGAAACTCAGCTTCTTAAAGCTATGTCTGAACTAGGAGAATTAGCAGATGCCACGATTAAAAAAGACAACGATGCGATTGTTGATGCTGTTGGCGATGTTATGGTATGTCTGGTTAATTATTGCGCTCTACAAGACATAAGTTTGGTAGAATGTATGGAAGTAGCATACGACCAGATAAAGAATCGTAGGGGTACGCTTTTGCCAAACGGATTGTTTATTAAGTCACTTGGCGAGTAAATAAAGACCCACATTCGAGAAAGCGTAACCCGCATAGACAATCGCCATGTGTGGGTTATCTTTGAATAGCTGTTCACCAGCTATGTAGGCATAGATTGCCCCTGTCAGAATGATGAGCCAAGCACTCAAAATGCACTCACATCAATGACTTCGCCACGGAACTCTACAAGTCCTTCATCAAACTTGTGAACTAACTCAGGCCATAGCAACTTACCATTAAAGAAGTTCAGCACAGCAAAGCCCGAACGATGGTTACTAGGGTTTAGCTCTCCATAGGTAAACTGTGGGCCATCTGGCTCTGCTAACGTGCCTGTATCAACGCCATAGCGGTTTCCGTTGTAATCAGAAAATGGCGTAACCTTGAGAGAGTGCAAGTGTCCAGTTACGATTGATACACCAGCGTTAACAGTATTGTTGTGAGTTGCGTGAATACCACCTTTGTATCGGTGCTTCACAATCACTTGGTCTGTAGGCCAACAAGCCCAGCAGAACTCCCAATCAGGAATATGGTCTGGTAACTTAAAGCCTTGCACATCTCTAAACTGTGGTGCATGGTTAGCCAAACGAGATGCAAAACGAGCATCGTGATTTCCGTATGTAAAGATAAGCTTTACATTGTGTCTTTCTTCCTTGGCTGCTTCCTCAATCTCACCAAGCATAGCTTGACAAGCCTTTAGTTCTTGAATGACAGAAGTCTGTGGCTGGTCAGAAGCATCGTGCCTAGAGATAGATGCGCCATCAAATGCGTCACCATTACATATAATAGCTTTGGGCTTGAACTCTTGAATAGCCCATAGAAGCCCTTTAAATGCTGTTGTGCGCTGTTGTGGAATGAAGTGGGCATCTGAGAACACCAAGACTACTCCGTCCTCTATTCCGAGTTCTATTTGCTTTAGAGGAGAATAGGATTTAGGACGCTTGTTGTACTTTTCACCACGATGGTCATTAGCACCTAGCGTAATCTTGTAATGGTCTTCAATCCACCTTCTACGCAAGAAGACTGCTCTTGTGTGGATGCCTAGATGTTTTGCCAATGCAGAGGCTGACTGGAGTTCACCCCATAGCTTGATAAACTGAGTGTCACTACAAGCTTCGTTATGTGCGCCCATTGGAATCCTTCGTAAGCAGGTTTTCTAGCAGATTGATGACCCTATGCTCTTGCATTTCAATATCCTCGTCTGAGGACTTTGGGTCTGTGGCTACCATCATTAAGTCGTGCAAAAAGATATGCAGTAACTCGTGAAGTGCAGTCTTATCAAGCGATTCTGGCGTAATCTTTTCAGCACCAAAGTCGCCTAGTCGATAAACAGCAAGACGAGCAGCCTCAGTAAATTCTACTGAAGCCATTGCTTGTTTTGCAGGTTTAGAACCCTTCTCGATTCGCCAATCACCAAGACTTAGCACTTGTTGCCATTTTTTAACGCTTTCAGCAAAGATTTGTGCATCGTCTTGTGTTGGGATATTAGCCATTCAAAACCTCTAAGGCATGATTGATATGCTTAATTCTGTCATTCAATCCTATCGTGCCTCCGTTAATCTTTTTTGTCATCATCGTGAAATCACGAGTATCAGCATACTGGTTTAATTTGTGAGTATTCCAAAACCACCCTGCTGTCATAGCAGCATACTTAGGAGTAGCCACTAAGTCTGGATTCATAACAAAATCCTCACCACAAGCTTGACCAGCGTGAAAATAATTAGCATGACCAGTAAGTTGAATACACCCACGACCACGAAAGCGGTAACCATCTCCAGACGATTCATCCCTGTTTCCCATTCTGTTTGCGTAAACTTTGTTAGCAATCTTTTTAGGATTCTTAGCGTAATCGTTAGCAATCTCAATCGTAGGAAACCTAGACTTCCAAAGCTTCATCAGGGTTTCAGCACGATAGTTCAGGTTTTCTTCCAAGATGCGGAAGTTACCACACTCATGTCCACATTGTCCAATGAATGAAGCTTGTTGGATTGGCGTAAGAATATTGAAACGCTGAAAAGTCTCGTTCAGCGCATCAACCCATTGCTCACCAATGTGAAGCTGTTTTAGTTGTTCAGGACTTACCATTTAACAAATCTCTCATTGAGTTATACGAGTCCACACAAACATTTAACGCTGCTGTGTTCTTATCACCTTGGGCCACTATTTCTGCGATGGCGTCGATTGTTGCTCTTTCGGCATCAGAAGCTGTGTCAGTCTGTCTGTCAGGTTGACTGGTTGCTTTTGTATCTGCGCTGGCAATGGTGGTACTTGGGGCGGTTTGTACGTTACTTGTGGGGCAGAGGCGCAGCTTGCCAGCACGATTGGCAACAGCAAGAGCAGTAGTTTTTTTGTTGATAGCATCATTAGCCTCCTGTAATTTCGCAGATTGTTGGTTAAGTTTCTCACTCATGTTTTGCTCTATCTGACGAGCTTCTTCATTCTTTTTAGCAATGGCTATCTTCATGTCGTTATCACGCTCTAGCCATCCATAGTGGTGTCCAACTCGGTATGTACCAAAGAGAGATACCAAAACACCAACTATCAACCAAGGGAGAGGAATAGGTAACATCAGTTAGCCTCTTTTCTTGCTTGTGCTAATTGCTCTCGCTCATGGTCATCCTCAAGCAAATCAGGAGGAGTTGTCGGAGGAGGAGGAGGAGTCCAAGATTCATCTAGTTCTGGGTTAGTCCAGACTGGCATTGCGCCAAATGGTTGGCTAGGCAAACCATACGCAGACTGCGTAGGCGCATAGGACGAGCTAAAACCACCCTGAGAGCCGTTAAATCCCATTGGCTGACACATTGGTTGGACAGGAGGATTAGGCGTTCCTAGAGCCTTAGAGCCAGCAGCTACTGCACGCTTAGACATAACGCCACCAATGCCACCCACAATAAGCAGAACAATGTCGTTTAGCATCTTGGTGTAGGCTTGGTCAATCGGGGCCATGCTCTTGATTGGCTGTGTCACAAATGTGACAGAGTAGAGCAAAGCGACAACGATAAAGCAAAGAATCAGGGTTACGGCTACTACAACAAAACCCCAGATTCGTACTTCAATTTCGTCAGGGGTTAGGCTTTTCTGGTTGTACATCATTTACTTTCTTTTCGAGAATTGGAGCAACCAGATATTCTGGACATTGCTGAGTAAATAAGCACTTAGGCTTTTGACACTCTGGAGCAGTAAACTGGTCAGGGTCTTGACATTTGTAGCGGTAAACATCTTTGCAGCCAGTCAGCAGAATTATCAAGAGCAAATACTTCATACCATTACATCCACAGATTTAGCCCATTGAGTCTTAATCTCATAGGCTTTCTTTTGCTGTTCTGCTTGACGATTCAATTCTGCCAAACGCTGCATATTTTGTTGGTGGATTACCCTTTGAGCATCCCACAACATCTGAGCATTTTGTTGGTAAGTTGTGATTCTCATAACCCAATCTTCCCCAATAAAAGTTTAACAATCCTGTCTGATAAATCATTAGGCAGGAATCTCAAGAACCCAACAAACCACCAAGCAGCACAACCATAGCAAAAGACTTTGCAGAACAAGTTAAATTGCTTTTGGTACTCATTCATCGACCACCACATCTGCGAGTCGTATGGCAGAAGTCCATTAGCTCATTTATGCCTATACCAACAAGAAGAATTACGAGTCCTATCCCGCCAATTAGTAACGCCCATTCGAGTTGTTCTTGTTCTTTTTGCTTCTGTTTTTTTTCCTCATCTTTCAAAGCTTTCATCTCTTTGGCATCAGCCAAGTCCATTTCAGCTTGACGAGACTTAATCTTGTTCCAAACATCAATCTTGCCTGTTTGCATGAACAACATCTTCAATTCTTCTTCAAAGGCTCTGGCTTGCTCTAGTGCCATCTCTATTTGGAGAGCAGTCCCCATGTTTGAGCCTTTGTTACGCTTTGATTCAATAAGAGCTTTAGTCGCTACGCTCTTAGCATCAAACATCTTGCCAATCATCGGGGCAAGAGAACCCAAATCGTTGGCTACTTTACTAGCCTTCTTAACCATCGAGATAGCTGACTGTATGCCAGCTAGTGCGCTCATTGGGTCTATCATTTTTTATCTACCTTTTTCCATTCAATACAGTAGGTCTTTCGGTTGTAAACATCTCCAACCCATACCCACTTAACACACCTGTATTCAATAGATACAGCCAATAAAATTATGGAAATGCCCACACAATGATATAACTACAGAAAATAATGAAAGAGACTATGCAAGAAGCAGCAATGACCGCTTCAAGCCAGTCAATCATTTTTTCACCCAAGTCTGCCAAACAGCACCAGCCGCCATAATCAAGCCACCAATCCATAACAATGGTTTAGCAGCAGAAGCAACCCATCCAAGAACCTTAAAAGCCCCATCTAAGGCGTGAATAGCCTCTACAAGACCTTTTGTGTTCTTATCTATGCTATCGACCTTCTGCTCAACTGCAAGAAGCCTAGAATAGATTTGTGAATGGGTTACTTGGTCTTCCATGATTTACTCTTTTGGTGTTACATCAGTTACAGATTCAAGTGAAGTTTTAAGCATCGTGAAAAATGCGTCACGGCCTACTTGAAGTTGGTCAACATTGAATTTAGCAGAATTGAGTTTTCTCTCCAAGTCAATAACATGGTTGAGCAAGGTTTGTTGCTCAGCAGTCATGTCCTCAAAGATGTACTCAACACCATTGATTGTCACAGGGTTTGTTTTTTTCTCGCCCATGAGTTTCTCCTAATATGCCACTAAGTTCAGGTAGTGGCTTCCTGTTTTACCAAGGTGTACCAGTTGCAGTCACAGGATTCTTCTGCAAAGCAATGTTAGCCGTCAAAGCATCTTCTGTGGCTTGTTTGTCAACACCATTAGCCCAAATCCAATTAAGCACTTCAGCCTCTGTAACTTGGGCATAGGGGATTGTTGGTGTACCAGAAGCCCATGAACTTGTAGAGTAGATAGAGGCTGTGTAGTCGCCATCTACTGCTGTGGCTTGCCAATGCGCACAGTTAATGAAGCCTGTAGCAGTTTCGTAGTCAGTTTGGGTCACGACCCAGTTATAAGATGTAGTCATAATTTACCTTTCAGTTTGTTTCAAGTTGTGCGACACGGGCGCGAAGGGATTGAATTTCCTTGACCAACATTGGTACAAGTTTGGAATAGTCCACAGCCATCATTTGTTCTGTGTCAGTTGGTTGATGTACTGCTTCAGGGGCAACAGTTACCAATTCTTGAGCAACAAAACCATAACGCTGATGATTACCATCTGATTTCCAATCAAACTTACGAACTTGCAAAGAATCAATCAATGACGATGCTGAGTCAGCGTCTTGAATGTTTTCTTTAAGGCGTTGGTCAGATGTGACGTTGTACAAAGTTGCAGAACTTGTAATTGTGATGCTACCAACAGTTGTATTTGCAGCATTTGTAAACCTCATAGGGGTTGCGTTATTGGCTGAAGGTGTCATCCATATGCCAGTTCCAACTCCATCGGTAAATCCTGTGACATAAATTGAACTTGAATTGCTGCCACCAACACCTGAAACACTTATTTTCCCGCCAGCACTCGTAGTCCCCACAAGCAAATTGCCTGACGTGTCGATACGTGCATAGTCGTTGTTATTTACGCCAAACACTAACGGATGATTGCTTGCTGTATATACTTTATATAAACTGTTTGTTGAGTCTGCTACAAACGCACCAACTACTGTTCCAGCACGGATTGATTGATATGTTGTCGTTCTACCAGAACTACCAACTACCAAAAGTTCTCCGGGTGAAGTATTTCCAATGCCCAAATTCCCAGACGCATCTAGCGTCATTGCTTGGGTAAAGGAGATGGCGTTTCCTGCTGTGCCTGATGCTGTGGATGTGTACCAAGAATGAATGCCTGCACCAGTCATTGAATATCTGGCCGCATAATCTCCAGTGTAAATAAACTGCCAACGAGAATTTGTAGAGTCGTAGTAAGCATTTGTAGTAAGCGTTACATCGCCCGCACCCGCACCAGTTCTTGCCAAAGAACCACCAACTCCAATTTGAAATGCTTTATAAGATGTCGCCCAAGCACTCGGTGTAACACCAAGACCTAGATTGCCTGCGCTGTCGAGGCGCATACGCTCTGCAGCGTTGGTGCTAAACAAAATAGGATATGCACCGCCATGGTAAATATTTAAAGAATATGGTGCACCAGTTGAAAGCGCAGAACCCGCAGAATTCTCAAGGCCAATAAATACACTACCACCCGTGTTTTGCGCTTGATACAACGCATAATCTGTTCCAGTAGAAGCATTAACTCTGATGCGTGGGTTTGAGCCATTAACATCCAACTTGTAAGTAGGCGAACTCGTCCCAATACCCAGACCTGTCGAGGTTAGGCGCATACCTTCAGTAAATGTTCCGCTAGCCGCGCCAAATGCAAGAGAACCGCTGGACCAAAATGCTGATAAACCAGAACTTACATTGTTTGCATAAAGTGAAGTAGTTGCATTATCTGTAACCCAAATTGCAGAACCACTTGCTGTTGATGCAAGACTTTGTTGTATGTTTAATTTTGCATTTGCGCCTGTAAAACCAAGGCTTACATTACCGCTTGTGTCTATGCGAACACGTTCGGTATAAGTACCGCCACCAGTACCTATACCAATAGCACCACTTGACCACATAGATGAAACAGAACTTGATGTATTATTTAAATACATCGTGGTCGTTGCATTGTCGGTAATAGCAAAACCAGCAGTTGAACCAAGAGATTGAGTAACTGTGGATTTCCCAAATACGGCATTACCACCAACAGTAAAATGAGTCCCATCAAAAGTAAGCGCAGAGCCACTTGTCAGAACCTTAGAGCCGTTCAGGTAAGTAACTCCGTTGGCTGTGCCTCCAGAGAGGGTTACAGCACCTGAGGCTGATAGCGTAGTAGCTGATACAGCCGCAGGAGTCGTAGAACCCAATGCAGCAGGAGATGCCCAATCAGCACCATCTAGCAAGTCAACATTAAGGTTGGCTACCTTAGTCGTAGAAGCAATTGTTAAAGGTGCTGTTCCTGTAGCTAATGTAGATGTAATAACACCTGTAGCAGAGACTGTAGTAAACGCACCAGAATAAGCCGTAGTAGCACCGATAGTGCCGTTCATAGGGCCGTTAAATGGGTCACCAGAAGCACCTGATTGCCAGCTACGAACTTGAGCCATCAAGTCACGGATAGCATCGTTAATGCCAGATGGCGCACAACCCTCTGCAATGTTTATGCCATCAATGTCTGTGTTGCTTGCAGGAGTGGTACTCCATTCGCTGATTTTTGTCTTTGCCATGTTTTACTCCGTTAATCTGAATATAAACCTGTTGCGGTAGATGGTGTAGCTGTTCTCAAAATCTCAAGTAATTGACTTATATCATTTGGTTTTTGAGCAAGTCTATTTTGAATAAATGGAGACAGAGCTAACGACCTTGCAACAGGTCTTACACCAATAGATGCTAATGCCATTGGGTCTTGCATAACAGCAGATAAACCAGCACCGGCAGTAACATCTAATGGACTAAATTGTGGCAAGCTTCCCATTTGTTCTGGAGTTCTTGTCGCCTTCGGAAAACGCTGTGAAAATTCTGCAGCTTGTTTAAGTTCAGCAGTAAGAGGCTTACCTTTTTCTAAATCAGATGCTAGTTTTTGAGCATTAATAGTTCCAGTAGTTTTATTTAAAGCTTTTTCTACTGTGTATGTTTTTGCAATAAGTTGTCTAGCATTGCGCAATTCAGGTACTAATTCATTGTAGCCAAGTGCTTTTGCATAATTTTCTAACGATGTTTCTAACCTTGTTGCTTCTGCTTTAAAGTTTTTAGCTTTAGTCAATGCTTCAGGGTCAGCCGTCTTATCGTAATTTTTGTAATATGCATTAGATTCATTACGAGCTACACGCAAGTCATAAACCATTTGTTTTGGGTCAATTTTTGCAATCTCAGGAGAATTCATTAAAGTATTAGCTTTTGAACCTTCTTTAATTGGCAATGATGCGAGTGCATCATATGCTTGACCCGCTGTTTTACGAACATTCTCTAATAGGTCTGTAGTAATCAAAGAATCTTCTGGAAGACCCAAAGAACGAGCAGCCAACTTATTTGTTATCTCTTGATTTTTTGCACTAGCATTTTGTGCAGTCGTAAGTTTTCCAGAAGTACCTTCAAGAATTCTGTTTAGCAATGTTGGATTTGCTTGTGTTGGTGGAATTACATATCCAGCCTCACGAGCAGCATTGATTGCAGCAGTTACTTCAGGTGCTTGTTGTGCGCCAGAAGAAAATAATTTTGAAACTCCAGCACCAACAACAGGAAGTGCTGCACCAATAGCGGCACCCGTACCTGCTGATTCTTGGTCAATCATTGCAGAACCAAGTCCACCAGTAATAGCACCACCAGCAGCTCTTGTGCCTAATCCAGCACCGCCTGCTGAACCACCAGCAGTTCTAATAGCTTCAATCAATGGCGCAGCTTTAGTGCTTAATACTGGTACAGATGAAAGACCTTTTGCAAGCAATCCACCAACAGGCAATGTAGCACCAACTTCACCTACCAATTGACCGCCAGCAGCAGAAATTGGATTAGCTTGTCTGTATTGCTCCAATTCTTGCGCTAACTTTTGACGGCCCATTTGAGCATCACTCTCAAGCATTTGACCAATAGTTTCAGCACCTAATTTTTGCAAGCCTTGACCAAGTAACTCCTGACCACCTAAAACCGTTCGACCAAATCCAGCACCAAGTCCTGCTAAAGCAGAAACTGGTGCACTAGGTTGTTTTTCGCTTTTAGCCTGTGCAAGTGCGTATCTGTATGCTTGAGCATCAGTCAATTCTTTATCAGAAGTGACTTCATACGTTCCTTTGCCTTCAATAGTTACTTCGTATGTAGCCATCTTTTATTTCCTTTTAACTGTTACGCCAGCGGGGATTCCAACATTTTCAAGTGTTGGAGTTGTTGGAACAGTTGGAAGTTCATAATATTGAGCAACAGCAGCAAGGTCTGGATTTTGTTTTAAGCGTTTAAGATTACTTTCATGGATGCTAATCTTGTAGTTTGCTGTTTTCTCAAGACCACCAATCAAAGCAGTAACTTCTTTTGCGGTCATATTCATCAAATCGCCAGCAGCAGCACGCTTAATTAAGCCCCGCTCATTTTCTGTAATAGCTCCTTGGCCTTTCATTGCTTCAGCAGCATTTAACTCAAGACCTGCAAGTTGTTGCATTGCAAGCGATGTATTTTGCAGTCTTTCAGTATTGTCTTTTCCACCAATTCCTAAAGCATCTGCAAGTCTTGCTCCAGCAACCTGAGAATTTCCAAGAGTACCAGAGAATAACTTTCCACCTTCTAAGATTGGCTTTAGTGTTTCAATTCGTCCTAAAGTTCCTACCGCACCTTGAGCCGCAGCAAACGCATTGTTAACAGCCTCACCAGCACCCTTAGAAAACTCAGATGCAAATGTTTTACCAGCAACATTAACAATAGTATTTTGTACTCCAGCTTTTTTAAGTGCTGTTTGATAATCAAGGAAAGAACCTGTATAACCTTGTGCTTTTGCTAAGTTATAACCTTGAATTTCAGCAGGTGTAGCTTTTTCTTTTGGTTGACCTTCAGCAATAGTTTCAACTTTACCAGTCAACGGATTCTCACGAACAAGCTTAGCACCTTCAGCAAGTGTTTGAGTCTTACCAGCCATTGCTTGCTGCAAGTCAAGCGCATTTTTAAGATATGCCTGACCAGTACCACCCAAAGCAATTAACTCAGGAGCTACTGAAGAAATATCAAATCGAGATGGTTGTGCGGCTACAGCAGGCGTTTCACCTAAGTAGCGACCATCTTCCTCAACTGGCTTGGCTTCTACGCCAGCAACAGCAGGTTTATAACCACGCATAAACAACTGTTTAGCCATTTGTTCTTCTTGGCGTTTTTTCAGAAGTTCTTGTAATTGAGTGTTTTGCAGTTGAGTCTGCAATGCTTCGTTCATACCGCCTTTATAGGCTTGCTGACCAGCTTGTAAGCCTTGAGCAATAGAAGCACCTGTATTGCCACCTTGGAACAAACGTCCTGCTAGAGCATACAAAGCTTGTGCTTGAGCATCATCACGGCTACGTTGGATGTCTTCTGGAGACATACCAAGCAGACCCATTGTGTCTGCCCCGCCAGTACCAAAAATGTCTAATAGTCCAGCCATATCAATCCCACCAGTTAGAGCCAAGAGCAGTTGCTGTATTGTCGATAGTACCCATATTAGAGCCACCATTTAACCAATTTGCACCACTATTCCACAAGTTACTGATACCAGTAGAACCGCCCAAATTCTTATACAAACCACCACCAACAGCAGCTAAACCAAGCAAGTTCTGCAATGTAGATGTATCTTGTGTTCCGCTAGTTGTCTGGCTTGCTACACGACCTAATGGGTTTCCATATACCAATGACAGATAGTTTTGCAAGTTCTGTTGCGGTTGGTTTTGCAAGAAGTTAAACTTTTGAATATCAGCTTGCTGTTGTGCGCCTGTATAACCTTCACGAGCCTGACCAGCTTGCAACATAGCTTGAATGTCTTGGTAGTCAGCACCAGCCATTTGAGGCGCAGCCATTGTAGCGGCTTGTTGACGCTGACGCTCTGCCTCATAGTTCTGATAAGCCAACTGTCCAGCAGTATTAGCCAATTGCTGACCAAATGCGCCAGTTGCTCGGTCTTGAAGTTGACCCATAGCACCAGAACCATAACGACCAGCCAAGCTAGCTTTAGAGCCAATGTCCCCTAGTGTTTGCTTAAACTGCATTTCAGCAGCCTTGGCAGCAGGAGCAAATGCACCTTGGAAGAATGGATTGCCACCCAAGAAACCACCAGAAACTGTGTTCTGCAACTGATTCTGAGCAGACTGCAACAAAGGATTACCTAAAGAAGCACGAGCCTCTAAAGCCTGTAATCCTGTTTGGGTAGTAGTTGATGGAGCAACAAAAGTAGGGCCACCATAATACTGAGGGCCACCGCCTTGATAAAGCTCATGCGCTTGTTTCAATCCATACCCAAGATAGGGCTGAATTGTTGGGTCAATTTGAGATGTGGTAGTAGTCGCCATGTTTTACTCCTAGAGTTTCGGATTCCATAGCGGGTCATCCACGGAATCCATTTTAATCAAATTTTGTTAAAAATCAACCTATAACAGCATATTTATACGTTTTTCCAGCAGTTGTATTGGCTAGATGTGTGATTATTGCTGTTCCTTGTCCTTGAGAACTTACATACATTTCTGGAAGTGGTGAAACCAATGTGAAAGTAATCACACTTGATGGGATAGATGGTCTTGTGTATGGGCTTGTTGATGCTGTATATCTCTCAAGATAAACCTGAGTGGATGTTGTTGCAGCAATAAGTTCAATGTAATCGTTAGCAGATACATCTATAAAGAAATTAGCAACAGCAATCAAATAACCATCAGTACCACCATGACTATTGACAACAGCATATTTGCTTCCAGTTCCTGTAATGTCAGTACCATTTTTTCTTAACCAAATAGTTACTTCATGGATTTGAGTATCCATATTGGCAAACTGTAAGCTAAATTGGACGTTATATGTACCTGCATTAGTAATCGTTACTTTATTAGAAGCAAGACTAAATCCATAAGCTGAATCTACTGTATTAAATGCAACTACTGTAGGTGTATTAGCAGCACCAAATGTTTGGTCAGCATCATTCTGGAAAGCACCACGAGGAACAATAGACCTTGATGCCTCAAACGTACTAGCTGCAAACAAAATAACGCTATCTGGGCCAATCCTGCGGTCTGTCAAAGTGGTTGTAGTAGCACCACCAGTCGCCAGAGTAATCGTACCTGTGTTATTGGTCTTTCCATCCATGATTCCACGGACAACCTCTGCTACAGCCCTCTGGTCACCGCCAAATGCAGGAAGACTTCTAAACATCAACGAACTCCTTGAGGTGTTACGTCAACATCCACAGAAATGGCATTTTTCCAACTAGAACCAGTAGGCGTGATTTTTAGTCGGTGATAGCGTCCTGCGCTTCTTAATGGGACACGATTTTCTGAGCTTGCTGCTACTGCCGTATTAAAAACAACACTTTGGTCTAGCAATGTACGTGATGCAATGGCAACAGTTGCAGAACCATTGTCAACAATAGGCCTAGCCAAAGTCACGACAGAGTTAGCACCAATATCCAAGTCACCAGTAGTAATTACACCTGTCTGATTAGCACCTGTATAAGTCATAACTCTAGCACCTAGAGTTCCACCCAAGAAATACTTACCACCAACATACAAACGTGAGTCTAGCGATGTAGTCAAAGCGTCAATAGAAGATGAAATGCTATCCAATTGCTCAAGAGTTACAGATGATGTAGAGGCTTCTGATAGGAAGTCAGTACCAGCATCGCCATAAGTCCACTTCTGTGTTTTGAAGTTGTAAATCAAGACATTACGATTACCGTAAATAGTCTTATAGTTCCAAATTACAAGTTTACGGATTGGGTCAACAGCAGCAGACATTGTTCCGTAATCAGAATCAGAAGCATTGTCGATAAAGTATCGGTCAATCTTTTCAGAACCAATAGGTGTGATATTTTGACCATCACACATATAGAAACCATCATCTGACAGGAAGAATGTAATACCTTGGTACTGAGCAATTGAGCCAGCTACCATACATCCCTTACCACGAGAAATATTGTCAAACTGGAAAATGAATGGAGTTCCAACATAGCTCATGCGATGGATAGCACGTTCTAGGAAAACTAATCCAAACTCACCACCACGGATACCAACAATCTGTCCACCATCAGGAATGTCCTGATAATCAGATTGAGTGTTTACATTTTCTGTCCAATCTGTTTCATCATTGATAGCCGACCAACGAACACGATATTGCTTTTGTTCAGCAGATTCGTATGTGTTAGCTACAACCACAAAGTCACGGACAACAGTAATATACTTGGCTACAGGAGCAGTTGCAGACAAATCAGCAAATGATGTAGATGTGCCTAAAGTCCAAGACTGTAGCTTCTGTGAATTGTTAGTTGAAATAATGGTAGAGCCAAACTGCGTAAAACGAACTTTGTCGTTAGTTCCAGTTGTCATGCCTGATTTAACTTGCGTAATAGCACCAACACCACTTACTGTGTAAATCTTGGTTGAGCCAGCAGCAAATAATGCTGTATCTCCATTGGGTTGTTTGGCAGCATACAGAGTAGTTAAGTCCTCAGATGCAGAAGATGTAGAAAATGTTACAGGCGATGGAAATGGCCCATATCCAATAGCCTGAGATACAACATTCTTAGCGTCAGTTAAAGCACCTGAAACGCTAGGTTGGTCAGGCATCCACTCACCAAATGTTAGTTTTGTCGTAGCCATGTGTTACTTCCTTGCGCCTGAATTGTCCAATCGTTGTCATTAGCAGCAACTGGTGTCCATGTATTTGAATCTCTTGAAACTACAGTCCAAGTATTAGAGTCTCTGCTTACTGGTGTCCATGTGTTGTCATTCTCAACAATAGGAGACCAATTATCTCCAAGCACATTACCATCAGCAACAATAGTAGCAGTCGCAGTAAACGCAATAGAGCCACCATAAGTAGCGTTAGCCTGTGCCGTTACATCAGCCGTAGCATCTACGCTTGCAATTGCATTTTGTACTCTGACAGCTTCAGCCGTAACAGTTGCTGTAGCGTCAACACTAGCAGAAGCATTTTGCTCACGGATAGCAGATGCAGTTACTGTTGCACTACCTGTAACACTAGCAGCACCTTCAGCAACTAAGCCACCATTTGCAACAACATCTGCTGTGCAAGTAATAGATGCAACACCATCCTTGATGATTCCACCATTAGCAGTTACATCAGCACTAGCAGTAACACTACCACTTGCAAACTGAACCCTAATAGCATCAGCAGTAACAATCGCTACTGCATCAATTCCTACTGAAGCATTTTGTACACGAATACCTGCACAAGTAGCACTTGCAGAACAATCTATGCTTGCACTCGCATATTGAATACGAGTCGCATCTGCTGTTACTGTCGCTGTTCCATTTACTGCCCCAGAACAATACTGAACCCTAGTTGCATCGGCTGTAACGCTTGCAGAAGCAGTCACAGACCCATAAGCATCCCATAGGGTTACTGATGTTTCGTAAAGTGGACTATCGAGTGTGAGTGTTAAGTCATCAATGCTTGACTTTAATTGGTCAAGCGAATCAATAGTCCATGGAGGCAGTAAATCAGCCATCTCACGCCAAAGTAACGCTCAATGAACCAGCAGCAATGCGGAACACATCGCCTGTAGCAATTGTTTTAGAAGCGTCTAGTGGTGTGTGATATAACAAGTTTCCACCTGTCAAAGCATCACGAATACCAACATAGGCAACAGTTCCCCAAGAGCCACCAGCTTGAGGAAATTCAATAGCTGCGGAATTAGTAGAAGCACCATTGCTAGGCGCACCAAAAGTAATTGACTGACGAGCATAGCTAGTGCCAGATACTTCAGTACCTGTATCAGCATCTGTAGGGTCAGACGTATAAAGTGCCAAATACACAGTTGTTGGTGCTGTGTATGTTGTTGCTCGCAATGTGCCGTTAATCAGCGCATTTTCGAGATAGTTACTCATTTCTGCCATAGTTTCACCTTGGAGTTAGTTTCATTGCTAAAGGAACGCCAGAATACTGACCTTCTTCGTCAGACTTGGCAAGAGATGCAATTGCTCTGTCGTACATAGTTCCCCATGTATTGATTCGTGCGTCATTCATAAGATAAGGCTCGGCCTCAATTAAAGACGCATAGAGCAAAGCATCGGGTGCAGTTGTCAGGAATACATTAGATGTATTGCTAGACGAGAGATATGCTGGCGCAGCAAAGTACAACAGTTTTACTGTGTACACAGCATCTGGTACTGGCGACATTTGGAAGTCGTTTGCAAGAATAGTGTATGACTTTGGAACACCAACTTCAGATGCTCTTGGGTCATTAGACAATGACGATGGGCTTGAATAGCTTAGTGGTGTCAAAGGATTAGTCACCACTACAAAGTCACGCACTTGCAAAAAGTCACTAGGTAGTTCAACAGTAGAGTCATTGGCTACTGTTGCTGTTGTTACTGACTTCAACATCTGGCGAATACGCAACTCTCTACGGAGGCGATTTTCAGCAAATGTAATAAAGTCTGGAATTTGTGAAGTCAAGTCAGACCTAGCCAAATAATTGGCTACTGAGGTCTGCAAGTCTGAATAGGTTGAGAGGCTCATACCACTCCTGTTCGAGTTCTAAAAACTCGGTTATCACGCTCATTTAACCATGCTTTGAATCGCTTTTCATCAAGAACAGCAAAGCCTCGCATAATTCCTTGTTTATTTAGTTCATCAATAACTGTTAATGGAATTGACGCAACCTTAGTCCCAAACAATTCGTCTGACCATTTTGCTCGCTCGTCATAAGAGTTGTACTCTTTTTTATTCTGCTCAATAATGTCAGAAATATCTTGGCGAGTCTCAATAATGATGCCACCATCACC